GCTGATCGGGGTCGCCTCGAGAGTCTGAACCACGACGACGTCATCCAACCTCATCCGATGGGTGACTGTGAATGTGGCCATGGTTCAGACTCCGGGGCAGATCAGACGAAGGCGGCCTTGATGAACTTCGTGTCGTCGAGCATGAGGGTGGCGAAGTAGCCGCGGAACTTGATGTAGCGCGACAACGAGCCGTCCGCGGCCTCGACCGAGATGGCGCCCTTCTGCTGTTCGAAGATCTCGAAGCCGTCCGGGTGGCCGATGGCGAGGGTGCCGGACGCGAAGTTGCGGTCGACGACGACCTGAAGGCCGAAGGCGGTGGCGGTGGCGGTGCCGGGTGCCATGTTGCCGAAGGCGTTCATCGGGCCGATCTGCGGGAACAGCGGACGGTCAGCGGTGTCGGTGAGCTGTCCCATCGAGGCCCAGCGGTTCGGTGCGACGAACAGGTGGGTGGGGAGCCAGCCGTTGGAGGCCGAGAGGATGTCCGACGCGGCGGTGTACATCCACGTCACCCAGTCGACCGGGTCGGCGATGTTGGCGGCCGTGAAGTTGTTGCTGTTCGTGATGCCGGTGATCAGGTTGTCAGCGGCGACGTTGTCGGTCTCGTTGGCGTAAACGCGGGCCATGTCATCGAGGAGCAGGGCGAGCACGTTGGGGTCGGTCCAGTCCATGTCCTCTTCCGAGAGACGGACGTAGCCGCCGTAGACGCCCTTCGTGACCTGATTGTCGGAGACGACGAAGGTGCCCTGATCGAGCGCCGTGTTTTCGCCGTTGCTGGCGCCGATCGTGGTGTGCGTGGTGACGCTGGGGCGGCGGAACACCTTGCCACCGCCGGGCATCGCCTTCGCGCCGATGGCGTCGATGACGGGGCGCAGGCCGCGGAAGTTGTTGTACACCGGGCCGACAATCGGCTCGGGCAGGATGCCGGGCGTGTCGGTCGTTTCGACGTTCGGGGCGGCCGCGCGGATGCGGGCGTTGAACTCGGCGAACTCGGAGCCACCGGCGAGGAACTTGGCGATGTACTCGCCAGCCGACGGGAGCTTGAAGTCGCGGCGGGCTTCCGCGAAGATCGGGGTGGTGGGGATGATCGGCTGTGCGGCCGATGCTTCCACCGGGGTGGGTTCTGACATGATTGAGTCCTCCTCGGGCTCGGGGTATTCGGGGTTGGTGGGTTCTTCGTCGTCCTCCGGGGCGGAGGCGGCGACAGAGGTGATGCGGGCTTGATCGAAGGCCGGGACGGCGACGAGCGACAGCTCATGCCAGTTTGCGGCGGTGACGACCATGGTGCCGTTCTTGTCGAACTTGAACTTGGTGGGCTCGACTCCGACGCTGACGGCGTCCAAGGCTCCCATCTTGAGAAGCTCGAGGGCGTCGTTGCCGGCGGCGGTCGGGGCGATCTTGGCTGTGAACATCATGCCTTGATCGGTGGAGACGCGCTCGGTGACAAGGCCGACGACCTTGCTGAGATCGTGCGAGTCGACGAGCTTCGGGGCGCGGCCGTCCTCGGGCAGGGAGCCCGCTTCGAAACGGACCGATGTGCCGAGGCTGTCGATCGTGGTGACTCCCCACGGGCAGGCGAGGCCGGTGATCGAGCGTGACGGCGGCTCGCCGGGTGCGGCGGCGTCGATCGTCAGGTCGGTGATTGCGAGGCGAATCAAGATTGTGCTCCTTGCGGGATGTCCGGCTGTGAGAGTACGTCGGCTGACTGGTCCTCTTCCATCATCCCGGCCTGCGCGAGTGCTTCGTCGATGTCGAACTCGACGTGTCGGCCGCGGGGCAGTACGTCGTCCATGCTGAGGCGTTCGGCGATTGCGGTCGCGTACGGAAGAGCTCCCCAGAGCCACAGATCACGCCGGGACTCTTGGGCGTTCTGGTAGGTCATGCCGCTCGAGGTGGGCGCGGAGACGAGGTAGGCGGGGACGCCGGCGAGGCGGCTCATTTCGAGTGCGGCGTAGTTGCGGGCTTCGGTGAGCTGAAGTTTCGATGGGTCGGACTGGAACTCTTTGAACTCGACGGCCGAGTTGAGAGCGCCGATTGCGGATTCGCGGCGGACGTTCGCCCAGCCAGACGCGAGCTCACCAAGCTCTTCGGCGGTCATCGGTTCCGAGCCGTCTTTCTGCTGGAGGTAGCCGGCGGCGATCTCGGTGAGGGCGAAGCGGCGGGCGGCCGAGTCGAGGCGGATGGCGATGTCGATCGCCCGGTTGCCGGTGTACAGCAGGCCTTGATCGGGGCCGAGGAAGCAGATCACGTTGGCGGGGTCGAGCATGACGCCGTTGAACTCGATCTCGTCGGGCATTCCCCACCACTGTGGGCCTTGCTGGTTCGGGGTTTCGACGTTGGAGTGTGGGAGCCAGGTGAACGCGGCCGGGAAGCCGGTCGAGTAGCGGGCGGTGACGTACCAGAAGCTCCGGCCGTAGAGCATGAGGTCGGAGACGGTGTTGGCCATGATGAACTGGCGGGGCACCTTCGGGTCGGGGCGTGTGAACCAGCCTTCGCCTTGGAGGTAGACCTTCATGTACTCCTCCTCCAGCGGGTTCCACTGGAGCTGGTACTGGAGAAGGTCGAGGCCGGCGACGAGCGAGCAGATCATCGAGCGGGAGCGGGCGATCGTGGGGATGGACAAAGCTCGTTCCTCGGCCGTCCCGACTGAATAGCTGAGGAACGAGCCGATCTGTCCAGCGCCGCCAGACGCCGCCTTGACGGCGACCGCGGGCTTGCCGGTCGTACGCTTGAAGAGTGCCACTACGCCGGAGTCTCCCACGCGCTTGAGCCGGTGTCTACTATCTGGACACTCCGATCGCGACTCGAGCCTTTGATGGTGCGGCCGACGCGAGAGCTGTCGCCCAGACGAGACAGCGGGCGAGCTCGATCGGGCCCGGCGACTTCTGCGAGCTGAGCACCACGTTCCCGGACTGTTTCACGAGGACGGCGCGGCCGACGTGCTCGGCGAGCGCGAGCTCTCCGTTGTGCTCGACTTTGCCTTCGTTTATCATCGCCCGGGCGAGCGCGGTCCACTTGAGCAGTTCGCCGTAGCCGACGGTCTTGGTGCGGGGCGCCCACGCGCGCGGGGCGTGGATCTCGAGCGATGGGGAGACGGCGAGGACGGTGCCGCGTTCGGCCATGACGCGCTCGACCTCGACCCAGAGGGCATCTTCGGATTCGACGACGAACTCGGTGACGACTTGGATCTTGCGGTCGTCGCGCCGGAACGCTCGGACGCCGACGTAGCGGGACTCGTCGAGCGAGCTGTCGACGGCGAGAACACCGCCGGCCGGCATGGGTGTCGCGGTGCGACAGTTGTCCCAGACGCCCGGGCTGAGCCAGCTGTTGGTGCTTGAGATCCAAAGGTTGAGGTGGGCGCGGAGGAAAGCATTCTTGTCGGGAGTCTCCGCCGCGGCCTCGAGGGCGTCCCATGTGACGGTCGAGCCAAGCGCAGGGTTCGCCCACGGCCACCAGCTTCGATCTTCCCAGCGGACACCGGGCGGTGGCGACCATTCGGCGAAGTACAGTTTGGAGGGGCGGCCGGCGTCGATCGCGTTGATCGCCTGCTCGCGGAGTTTGAGCATCGCGGTTGAGGACTCGTCGCCAGCGGTGGAGAACATCGCCATCAGCGGCGACGGCCGGGCGATCATCGTCGGCCGGAGCGCGTCAAAGATCACGGCCGGCGAGATCGACCAGATCTCATCCAGCAGGACGAGGTCGTTGCTGGCGCCGTGCTGGGTGGAGGTCGCCGCGGCGACTCGGAGCGTAGAGCCGTCGGGCATGATGATCTGCTCACGGCCGTACGACCAGAACGGCTTGGCGCCGAACACCTCGAGGATCGGGGCGAGCTCACGGAAGATCGCCGACGAGCGGTCGAGCTTGTTGGCCACCAGCATGACGGACTGCGGCCGGCCGGTCCGTACCGCCCACTCGGTCACCATGAACCCGGCGATCGCCTTCAAGAGCACACTCTTTCCCTGCTGTCGGGCACAGCTCACCAAGGCTTCCCGGTGGACGAACCGGCCGTCCTTCTGAGCGAAGATGCCGTTCACGGCCCGAACCTGCCAGTCCATGAGTGGCATGAGGTGTCTCGAGGACCATTCCGCGATCAGAGGCCCGACGCTGGTATCAGCATCGAACAAAGTCTCCAGACGCGGCTCGACCCGGCCAGAAACACCCGAAAAGTCACCAGAAGGCGCTAGATCTCGGCTGGTTTCCCCTCCTTGGAGAGAAGGGAGGT